TATCGCATCAGGTCTGGCATACTGCATCTCAAATACAAAGGGCAGCCTCGTTGGGCTGCCCCTGGAATAACCTCCCCAGACACAGAAATCCTGACACTCCCGAAATCGTGAAGTAGAAAAGTGAGGAGATCGTTCTGGTATTTGCGATCCAGTAGCAGCGGTCGGTCCATGAAGGCCTCCGTGGTGAGTGAAACAGCAAACAAACATTACCACGGAGGCTTTGGTGGCGCCGAACGGGGAGGGGCGGGGACGAAGTAATCCGCCCCTATGCACTAGACCGCGACCGACCACAATTTTTTGCGCGTGCAATTCATGGAGTTTTCAATGCCGAGAGCAAGCAAGTCGGATGCCGAGAAGGCCGCGTCGGGTACGCTTCAGCCGTGCCGTCGCTCGAGGTCGATCGTCATCTCTGACGCTACTTTGACTGAGACGCCGCCCGTCGGCTTGACCAAAGACGCCCGCGAGGCGTGGAGGTTGGCGATTGCCTGCGCACCAAAGGGAATGCTCACGGCTCTTGACGTGACGGTGCTAGAGCGCTGGGCGAGGAACTATGCGCTCTATCGCAAGATCGCCAAGCAGCTCGACCACGAGGACGTCGTCGCGCTGGATGATGAAGGCAATATCTCCGACAAGCTGAACCCTCGCTTCAACGCACTCATCAAAGTGCAGCAGGTGCTCGCAGCTTGCGAAAAAGAGCTTGGGTTCACGCCGGTGTCGCGCGCGCGCGTGAAGGCGGATCCCAAGGACGAAGAGCAGAACGAATACGATGGCTTCTAAAGACTACGTCAAGATCGCCAGACAGTACGCCGCCGACGTCATGTCAGGGAAGATCCCCGCGTGCAAGTGGGTGAAGTTGGCGGTCGGACGACAGCTTGATGACCTGAAGACATATTTGGCTGATCGTGCTGTGTTCGTTTTTGACGAGGGCGAGGCCAATCGTGTCTGCAGGTTCATCGAACTGCTCACACACACCAAGGGTGAGCTGGCTGGCATGCGTATCAAGCTCGAACCATGGCAGATCTTCATCCTGACGACGGTCTTTGGTTGGAGACGTCGGGACGACGGCGGTCGTCGCTATCGACGTGCCTACGTTGAGGTGCCTCGCGGAAACGGGAAAAGTACCCTGCTGTCCGGTGTCGGTCTCTATTGCTTGGTCGCCGACCGCGAAGGCGGTGCCGAGGTGTACAGCTTTGCTACTACTCGCGATCAGGCCAAGATCGTCTTCGGCGATGCGAAGGTGATGGCTGAGCGGAATGCGCCGCTTCGGAATAAGTTCGGCCTTCAGGTGTTGGCGAACGCGCTCTACGTGCCGACGAGCAATTCGACCTTTCAGGCTAAGTCCGCAGAAGGCTCAACCCTTGACGGTTTGAATACTCACTTGGCCATCATCGATGAGCTGCACGCCCACAAGACGCGAGCCGTCTACGACGTGGTCGAAACGTCGACCGGCAAGCGCAAGAACTCGCTGATGTTCGTCATTACGACGGCGGGGTTCGACACGTCGGGCATCTGCTACGAAGTTCGAACGATGGTCACAAAGGTGCTCGAGAAGGCTGTTGTGGACGAGACGCAGTTCGGGATCATCTACGGTCTGGACGAAGGCGACGACTGGACGACGGTCGAGGCTTTGGAGAAGGCGAACCCGAACTGGGGCATTTCCGTACGTCCTGAAATCATCACCTCCCTGATGAAGAAGGCGATCGCGCTTCCGAGCGCGGTCAACAACTTCAAGACCAAGCACCTGAACATCTGGTGCTCCGCTTCGTCGGCCTGGATGGACATGCAGGCTTGGGAAGCGGGCGAGATCAATGTCGATCGAAGCGACTTCGAAAGTCAGCCCTGCTACATCGGCTTGGACGTCGGAGCAAAGAACGACGTCACGGCCAAGGTGCTTCTCTTTCCGGTCGGCAAGTCCTTTGTGGTCTTCGCCGACTTTTATTTGCCTGAGGCCGCCGTCGAGAAGTCGACCAACTCTCAGTATCGAGGCTGGGTCGAGGAAGGTTGGATCACGCAATCCGGCGGCGCGATGACGGATCTCTCCCGCATTGAAGAGGATATCCGTGACGACTTGTCACGCTTTGATGTGAAGGGCATCGCCTATGACCCGTGGAACGCGCTGCAGCTCGCTACTAATCTCGGGAATGACGGCGCTCCAATGGTCGAGTATCGGAACACGGTCCAGAACTTTTCGGATCCGATGAAGTCGCTCGAGGCGCTGGTCCAGGACAAGCGCGTGAACCATGACGGAAATCCCGTTCTCCGATGGATGATGGGTAACGTCGTGGCCAAGCTCGATGCGAAGGACAACATCTTTCCAAGGAAGGAAAGGTATGAGAACAAGATCGACGGCGTTGTCGCCTTGATCATGGCGCTGGGGATCTCCAACACGTTGGAAGAAGCTAATCCGTTCGATGACATTGAGGAGTCTTCGGAGTCCGTATTTATTGAGTGGTAGGAATGTTCGTAAAACGTTTGATCAATTGGGTGGCCGGATGGGGCGGTCCTCTCGGCACTGCGTCCGGGCAGCAGATCCCTATGCCGGTCTCGCCCATCATCGAGCAGACGAAGACGGTCACGCCGGACGCGGCCTTGCAGATCTCTGCAGTCTTCGCATGCATCGAGCTTCTTGCTCAGACCATCAGCACGCTGCCACTCTACGTCTACCGTGATACGGCTGATGGCGGCCGCCATCCAGACAAGCAAAGCCGTCTGTGGATGCTGCTTCATGACCGTCCCAATGCCTGGATGACGCAAAACGAGTTCATCTCTGCGATGGTCGTCAATCGCATGCTACGAGGCAATGCCTACGCCCAGATCATTCGAGACGGCGAGGGAGAGCCGGTAGCTCTGATCCCGCTCTCACCGGATCAGATGGAGGTGTCTATCGTCGAAGGCGGTGAGGTCTACACGTACTATCAGGACGGGTCGATCTCCGTGATTGCGCCCGAGAACATGATCCATTGGAAGGGACTCGGCAATGGGTTCATCGGGCTCTCGAAGCTCGAGTACATGCGGGCCACGACGGATGAAGCGATCTCTGCTCAGGACAACGCGACGCGTCTTTACGGATCCGGGTCGAAACCGTCCGGCGTTCTCTACACCGATTCGACGCTTGATGATAAGCAGCTGAAGGCGGTCTGCGAACGCTTCAAGGGAATGACGGCAAAGGGCGGCGGCCTGTACGTCGTAGACCGCGGTCTCAAGTACACGCAGTTATCTCTAACGCCTGCCGACGCGCAGCTGCTGCAGACTCGCCAGTTCAGCGTCGAAGAGATCTGCCGATGGTTCGGGGTGCCGGGTGTCCTGGTCGGCTCGAACGCGCAGACGACTTGGGGCAGCGGCATCGCTCAGATCGTTGAAGGGTTCCACAAGTTCACGATCGGGCCGCTCTGCAAGCAGCTCGAGCAGGCGCTGAGCCGCCGGCTGATCCCCATCACCGATGTTGACATGACGATCGAGTTCAAGCTCGACGGCTTCCTGCGCACGACGCCGCAAGAGCGAGCGCAGTTCTACTCGACCATGGCGCAGAACGGCGCGATGAGCCGCAACGAGATCCGCCGGCTCGAGAACCTTCCGCCTGTTGAGGGAGGCGACGCGCTCACCGCTCAGTCCAACCTCGTCCCGCTCGACAAGTTGGGAGAGGCGACTCGCGTCGGCTCTTCTCCGAAAGACGGCACACCAGTGAGGCAATGATGACGATTTACAAAAGTCTTCCGCTTGAAAGCGTGGAGCTCAAGTTCGATGGCGACACCCGCAAGTTCAAGGGGTACGCCTCGACTTTCAACGGCAACGACAGCTACGGCGACACGATTCTGCCTGGCGCATACCTGAAGACCTTGGCCGACAACGGCATGCCGAAAATGTTTTTCGCCCACGACTGGGGCCTGCCGGTCGGCAAGTGGCTCTCTGCGGTTGAGGACGAGAAGGGGCTGCTTGTTGAAGGGGAACTGACGCCAGGCAATCCTCAGTCGGACGCGATTCTGGCGGCCATGAAGCACGGAACCGTCGACGGACTTTCGATCGGATTCCGCCTGTCCAAAGGCGACTACGAGCGTAAGAAGGACGGCGGTCGCATCATCAAGTCGGTCTCCAAGCTCTACGAGATCTCCATCGTGAACTTCCCTGCGGACGGCGATGCCCGTGTCTCCGAAGTCCGATCAGAAGAGATCGACGGACTTCAAACCATTCGTGACTTTGAAAACTTCCTGCGGGAGGCAGGCGGGTTCTCGAAGTCGACCGCGACGTCAATCGTCGCAAAAGCCAAGAAGTTTTTCGCTTCTCAGAGGGAGTCTGAGGAAGAGGAAAAGATGGCAACCCAACTGCTCGAGCGAGTCAAGAAGCTTGAGCTTTCTCTCTCCTAAATGAAAGGTGAAACTATGGCTGATGAAATCAAGCAAGTGATGGAAGCCCTCGACCGTGTCGAAGGCAAGATGGGCGAAACGGCGAAGTCTAACGAAGCTGAACTTAAGCGTCTCGGCGATGAGCAGACGAAGCTTTCTCGTCAGCTGATGGAACTTCAGCAGAAGGGTATTCAGCATCAGGACAAGCCGGAAGAGAAGACGGCCGGCGAGAACCTCGTCGAAGCCGAAAACTTCAAGGCATTCCGTGATGGCTCTGCCCAGAAGGCTCGTGTAGAGATCGCAGAACAGGCCGACAAGAAGGAAGAGGCTGTCAATCCGATCACGACGCCGACCGGTGGCATCGTTCAGGCGTACCGTCGTCCGGGCATCATGCCGGGTGCATTCCGTCCTCTCACGATCGAAGGGCTCTTCCCGTCCCTGCCGATTTCGACGAATGCCTTCGAGTACGTCCAGGAAAACGAGGCAAAGAACGTCAATGGTGCGGCGTTCGTTGCTGAAGGGGCGCAGAAGCCCTTCGGTTCTACGGACTTTGAAGCGAAGACCGGAACGGTCAAGACGATCGCTCATCTCGCCCGAATCTCCAAGCAACTCATGGCAGATGCTCCGGCTCTGGTCGCCTACATCAATCAGCGTCTTGTGTATGGCGTTGATCTTGTTGTCGAAGATCAGCTTGTGACGGGTGACGGCACCGGCCAGAACCTGAGCGGCATTCTTCACGACGGCAACTACACGGTTCACGGTGCGACGAAGGCCAACCTCGGCAAGGCCCCGACGATCTTCGACCTGATCCTCTTTGCGAAGGCCAAGGTCGAAGATGCCTTCTTCCGTCCGAACGTCATCCTGCTCAATCCGATCGACTGGACGAGCATGCTGATGGAAAAGAACGCCAGCGGCGACTACTACCTCGGCCATCCCGCCTCCGTCGCACCGAAGTATCTGTGGGGTCTTCCGGTCTGGACGACGCCGGCTATCACGCAGGGCAAGTTTCTCGTTGGCGACTTCAACGCAGCGGCCACGCTTTGGACGCGACAGGGTATGACTGTTGAAATGTTCGAGCAGGACGTCGACAACGTCCAGAAGAACCTCGTCACGATCCGTGCCGAGCGCCGTCTTGGCTTCGGTGTTGAACGTGCGGCCGCTCTTTGCGGTGGTGATCTGACGCTTCCGATCGAATAAGGAGGCAGGTGATGTCTGTCGATACCGCAAGCGCTCTTCCGGCTGTCAGCCTTGAAGAGGTGAAAGCGCACCTGCGCCTTGACACGTCCGCGGACGACGACCTCATCAAGACGCTCATGCTCGCCGTGACTCAGCGTGCCGAGCATGAGCTTCAGCGCGGTCTCATAACGCGTCAGGGCACGGACGGATTCGGAGAGGATCCATCAGATGTGCCGGCTGCAATACGGCAATGGATCTTGATCCATGTCGCTCATCTCTACGAGCAGAGGCAGGCTGCGACGGCAGGCGAACTCAAGCCAAGTCCGTTCGTCAACTTCTTGCTCGATCCTTTTAGGACTTGGCTATGAACGTGCCACAGATCGGTGAGCTCCGCCACCGCGTGAAGATCTTTCACACGATGTCCGTCCCGGACGAGCGTCTCGGCTTTTCCAAGACCGCCGTTCAGGAAGACGAGGTGTGGGGCAAGTTGGAGCCGGTCGGTGCCGGGATCTATTTCGGATCCAAGCAGATCGAGTCCGGCGTGACACACCGCGTGATCGTTCGGTCGATTGCCGGTCGAACGGGCTCGCGCGACTTCAAAGGCGTGACTGAGCTGATGGTCGAGGGCGTGATCTATCGCCTTCGACGTGTCTCCGACCTCGGCGGCCTCGGCCGCTTCACAGTAATAGACGTGGAGGAAAAGACCGATGCTTGTGCAGTGCGACGTCGATCCTGGGTTCCGACGGATTGACTATGACGGTAGAGAGCTGCGGAAGACGTTGCGCAAGGCGGGGTCTGATGTCCGACGCATTGCGCGAAAGCTGATCTCCAAGCGTGCCGTCTCGGAGGCAGGAGAGTTCCCGGGCAAACAGACTGGGGAAATGGCGAAGTCCATTCGTGTTCATGTTTCTCGAAGCGGGTATTCCGTCTCGATTCATCCCACGAAGACGTCTCGTATGCCGGTCTACTATCCCGCATTCGTCGTGTATGGCCATCGCGCACCTCATTCGGAAACAAAGGAAGAGGCGAGGGCTCACAAGGCTCGATCCGGCAAGAAGGTGGCAGCGCCTCGCAGGAACTTCATTCCAGAGTCGGCAGAAGAGTACCGCCTTGAGTTTGAACGTGTCATGTACCAGGCGTTGCAAGCCTCCATCAAAGAGGGAGTGATATGAATCTCGATCAGATCATCGGCGCACTTCGCGCTCGATGTCCGACCTTTCAAGGTCGCGTAGCCGGTGCGGCTCAATGGGCCGGCTTGACGGAGGATGAGAACCCTCCGCTGCCGGCGGTGTACGTTGTGCCGCTCCGAGAGGATGCTGGTCCGAATGAGTCCGAGGTCAGCTACTTCCAGACGATCACAAACACCTTCGGGGTCATCCTGCTCGTTCCGAACTTTGCCGACGAGCGAGGCCAGGACGCGTCGCGGTGGATCGAACTTCTGAAACACGAGGTCTTCCGGGCGCTTCTCTCGTGGACGATGGAGCCGCGCGACGAGCACAGCGAAATCGTCTATGACGGCGGTGCGTTGATCTACATGGACGACGCGAGAGCGGCTTATCAGCTCGACTTCGCGTTTGAGACTTATCTCGACATCTTTGACAGTTGGCAGGGGGTCGAACTCAATGCGCTGCCGCCTTACGAAGGTGCGGACATTGATGTCGACTGCGTCGAACCTTCGATGCATAAGAACCGACCTGACGGTCAACTTGAAGGAAGAATCAAGGTGGATTTATGACGGTGTCTTTCAACACTATTCCGAGCGGCATTCGAGTGCCGCTTTTTTATGCGGAGATGGACAACTCCGCGGCATACACACCGAGCGACACGCAGAAGTCTCTGCTGATCGGTCAGATGCTCGAGGGCGGTACGGCTGAAGCAGGCGTTCCTGTGACGGTCTCTACGAGCGCCATGGCCAAGAAGCTGTTCGGCCGAGGCTCGATGCTCGCCCGCATGGTTGAAGCCTACCGCACGGTCGACTCGTTCGGCCAGCTGGTGTGTATTCCCGTTGCTGAAGGCAAGAGCGCCGGTGCTGCTTCCGGCAAGGTGGAGATCACGGGGACCGCGCTTGAGGCCGGCACGATGAGTCTCTACATCGGCGGCGACCGTGTGCAGGTGGCCGTAGCCGATGGAGATGGGGCTTCGCAGATTGCTCAGGCGCTCGGCGACGCCATCACGCTTGAAAAGGATCTGCCCGTGACGGCAAGTGCATCGGAGGGTGTCTGCACAGTCAACGCTCGCCAGAAGGGCACGATCGGCAACGGTATTCAGCTCAACGTGAATCTTCGCGGCCTGATCAACGGTGAGGTGCTGCCGGCCGGCCTCTCTGTCGAGATCACGCCGATGAGTGGCGGCACGGTCGATCCGGACATCGACGCCGCCATCGAAGCAATGGGCGACGTGACCTACGACTTCATCGGTGTGCCGTACTCCGATGCGGCCGTGCTCGATGCCTTCCAGACCGAGATGAATGACACCTCGGGGCGCTGGAGTCCGTTCCGCATGCAGTTCGGTCATGTCTACACGGCCAAGCGCGGCGATGTCGAAACGCTGAAGACTTTCGGGTCCGCTCGAAACGATCAGCACATGACCATCGTCGGGATCGAGCCCGCTATGCCGACCGCTGTTGAAGAAGTACTCGCTGCCTATCTGGCTCGCACGTCCGTCTTCATCAGCGCGGACCCGGCACGTCCGACCCAGACGGGCGTTCTCACGGGCGTTATGGCGACGCCGGCTCAAGGCCGCTTCATCATGACGGAACGCCAGACGCTTCTCGAAAACGGCATCGCGACGCTGACGACCACGGCGGGCTCGGTGATGATCGAACGCGCGGTGACGACGTATCAGCGAAACGCATACGGCGACAAGGACGCGTCCTACCTCGATAGCGAGACGATGCATACGTCGGCTTATGTCCTGCATCAGCTGAAGTCCCTCATCACGTCGAAGTACGGTCGACACAAGCTCGCGTCCGACGGCACGCGCTACGGCGCAGGACAGGCGATCGTGACGCCGTCCGTGATCAGAGGCGAACTGGTTGCGCTCTACCGTCGTCTTGAACTGGCGGGCATTGTCGAGAATGCGGACCTCTTCAAGAAGTATTTGATCGTCGAGCGCAATGCCGACGATCCGAACCGCCTTGACGTCCTCTTCCCGCCCGACTACGTCAACCAGCTCCGCGTGTTTGCGGTTCTCAATCAGTTCCGTCTTCAGTATCAGGAGGAATAAACATGGCCAAGAGAATTGCCGGTACTTGCTACTTCAAGGTAAACGGCGAGCAGCTCGAGCTGAGCGGCAATCTTGAGTTCCCGCTCAACCAAGTCACGCGTGAGTCGAAGATGTCGACGCTCGGTGTGGCCGGCTTCGGCGAGACGGTGATCGCCCCGTACATCAGCGGCGACTTCCTCGTCCCTGCCAACTTCCCTGTCGAGACCCTCGCCAACAACACGGCTCTCACGATCACGGCCGAATGTGCAAACGGCATGGTCTACACGTTGAGCGAGGCCTACCTCGTCGGCGATGTTGCCTACAAGCCTGTCGACGGCACGGTCTCTCTGAAGTTTGAAGGAACGAATGGAGAACTCGGATGAGCGAAACGATTGAGCTTTACAAGCCGATCAAGGTCGGCGACAAGGAGTACACGACGCTCGAGCTTCGTGAGCCGACGCCGAAGGACGTTCAGGAACTTGGCCTTCCGTACCGCCTTTTCGAAGACCTGACCTCGGAGCCGGTTCCGTCGGTGTGCGTGAAGTACATCGCGCGTCTGGCTGCGATTCCGCCGTCTGCTGTGTTGAAGCTTGACCTCGGCGACTTCACCGGGCTGCTCTATGTTGTCGTGGCTTTTTTCAACAGGTCTCGCCGCGAAACGCCGACGAACTGATCGCGTTGGCATTCAAGACCGCCTACTACTGGCGGATTTCGCCGCGAGAAGCAATGGGGCTTCCGCTCAGCGAGCTGAGGCTCCATGTTGATCAGTGGAACCTGATCCAAAGCGAGAGGGAATAAATGGCGAACAAAGACTTCAGACTGACCGCGATACTGGCAGTCAGGGATACGATGTCCCCCGTCATGAAGGCCGTCTCTGATAAATGGAGAGGTTTTCAAAAGGCGGTTGATACGACCGAGTTCAAAGGGCTGAAAAAGAATCTCGCTCTTGCGAACCGATCTCTCAAAAACTTCGGAGATGAGGCAAAGAACCTTGCCTCCGAAATCGGTGCGCCCTTCATGATGCTGGCGGGGTCCGTCGGCTTCAGTCTTCAGTCTGCTGTCACGGACTTTTCCCAGACGGGGGACGCGCTAGACAAGATGTCTGCTCGCCTCGGCATCAGCGCCGAGCAGCTTCAGGAGTGGAGCTATGTGGCTACGCATGCCGGTGCCGCGCCCGAAGACCTAGAAGATGCGCTGAAGGATCTGTCCGAAAAGATTGCCGAGGTCGCTGCCGGTGACACCGGGGATGCGGCTCAGCTCTTCGAAGCGTTGGGCATCTCTGTGAAGGACGCGACCGGAAAGATCCGGCCGTCGGCAGACATCTTCCGAGAGGTGGCCGATGCTATTCAGCGCAATGAGAATCCGGCCATCAGAACCAAGATGGCCATGGTTCTCATGGGCGACTCAGGCCGCAAGCTGATTCCGATGCTCTCGTCCGGTTCGGCAGGTCTCGAGCAGATGGGACAGCAGGCACATGAGCTCGGCCTGGTGATGAGTCAAGACGCGATCACGGCGGCCGCGGCCATGACCGACCACGTCGATGACATGAAGGCGTCGGTCAAGGGCCTCGGAAACGACATCGGCGCGAGACTTGCACCGATCGTCATCAAAATGTCGGATCGCTTCCGTGATCTCATCACTGCGAATCGAGGAGCCTTTTCCGAAAAGACCGCGAAAGTGGCCGGGCAATTCGCCGACTCCCTTGAACGCGTTGACTTCGAAGGCATTGCGGGCGGGATGCTCACCATTGCGGACTACGGTCTGCGGGCATTCAATTCGCTAGGCGGATTCAACACGGTGCTCTACGTCACGGGCGCAATCCTAGCCGGCAAGACGGTGATGTCGGTCGTCTCGTTAGGGTCGAGCCTGATCGGCGTTGCGCAGTCTCTAGGGACGGCCATGACAGCGGTCAAAACATTCGGAGCGGTTGCAAGCGCATCATTGGGTCCCGTTGGTTGGATCATCGGTGCGCTGTCGATCGGTGCTGGTCTGGTCATTGCGAACTGGGACCGCGTCGGACCCGCTGTGAAGGACGCCGTCGGCGGTATGGTTGATTTCGTCGGCAACGCCTTTACCGTGTGCCAGGAGAAGTTCGGGGCTGTTGGTGGAGCTATTCTGGAAAGTGCGACAGGTCTCTTCCGTGGCGACATGGCGAGGCTTTTCGGCGGCCTTGATGATCTGGCCATTGCGTCTTTCAACCTGCTTCCCGATGCTTGGGCGAAGGGGGCGAAGAAATGGTATGAAGGAGTGAAGGGAACGGTCACCGGCATCGGTCGGATGATCAAGGACTACTTCGCGGACTTCGACTTCAAGTCGCTGATTCCTGACATGAGCGACATGGTGCCGAAGGGCGTGAAGAACTTCTTCGGGTTCGGAAAGCGCGATGAGGAAGAAGGTCGACCGAAGCCACCGGATGATCGTCGTATGCCTCGATACGGCTTTGGTGAGCCGGTGAGCTACGCGCCTGCAGCGGCCAATGGCGGTCGCATGTCTGGCGAGATGGTTGTCCGTGTCGAAGCAGCCGGCGGTGCGACTGCTAGCCTGGTTTCGGCGGACGGCGACGGTTTGGATATCAAGGGTTCTGTCGGTCGATCCGATCGTGCGGGAGGAGATGAATATGCCTTCTGATGAAGAGAAGAAGGAAGCGCCGGCACTTCTCCAGGCGAGCTTTCGTGACGTGGCCTTTCATGTGACGAGCACGGAGCTGACAGCCGGTCGACGTACCGTCCTACATGAGTATCCTCAGAGGGACAAGCCCTATGTAGAAGATATCGGACGTGCCAGCCGTAAGCTCACCTTCACCGCCTTCATCGTTGGAGACGACTACATCAAGCAGGCGCAGAAGCTTCTGGCCGCTATCGAAGAGCCGGGGCCGGGCAAGCTCGTGCATCCTCACTTCGGTGAGATGCAGGCCAGCTTGACAGCCGAAAGCACTCTGAGCTTTACGACGGAAAGGCGCATCGCAACGATCAAGTTGACGGCCGTCGAGTCAGGTGATCTTGAGTTCCCGAAGGAGACGCAGGACACGACGGATGCGGCACTTGAAGCGGCCGACGAAGTCGAGAAGTCCGCGATTCAGGAGTTCTGTGATTCGATCGATCTGTCTTGTGTGTCCGAATGGGTCGATGCTGCGCTCTCTGGTGACTTGCTCGACAAGCTCGGCATCATCAGCTCCGCGGACCTGGCCGCCATCTTCGACAAGGTGGACGAGATCAGCTCGCTTGCTCAGAAGGGCTTGTCGCTCATCAGCATGGATCCGAAGGTTTTCGCTTCGAACCTCATGGGGGCGCTCGGTCTGTCTCGCGTAGCCTCGTCTGCGCGTGCCTGGTCTCGAGTAGCCAAGCAGCTCAAGAACTTGACCAAGCACGAGAAAATGTCGTCCGGCACGAAGGCGCTGGCAAAAGCCAAGGCCGAAGGCACGGTGCTGTCCGATGTCCAGTCGGCCGTCATGCATAACCGTGCCGCTGTCGAGACCTTGATTCGCCAAAGTCTGATTGCTCAGATGGTCGGCGTGAGTGCGCTGATCGGAACGAAGAACGATCAGCTTCCGCCGATCGAGGACGATGTCGTGACAAGCGAGACGCTCAAGGAAACGGTGACGAAGAGTTATGACGACCTGATCGAAGTGCGCCAGGAGTTGCTTGAGGCTATCGATGCCGAGCTTCTGATGACGACGAACGACGACTCCTATCTCGCTCTTGAAAAGGCGAGGGTTGCCGTCTTTGAAGTCCTGACAGAAAAGGCAAACCGTCGCGGCCGCGTCTACATCGTTGAGCCGGGTGAGGTTCTGCCCGCACTGGTTCATGCATACGACTACCATGACGACGCGGCCAGGGATCAGGAGATTGTGATTCACAACGCAGTTGAGCACGAAGGTTTCTGCTCGGCTGACTCTTTGAAGGTGATGGCAGATGAATAACGCCGTATCGATCAAGGTCAATGGCCGTGAGTACGGCGGTTGGAAGTCTGTCAAGATTGACATCGGCATAGATCAGCTGACGAGGGCGTTCGCGCTTGAGGTGACGGACACTTTTCCGGGCAATACCGATTTCCATCGCTTGCGAAACGGTGAGCTCGTCCAGCTCTTCATCGGCGAGGATTTGGTCTGCACCGGCTACATCACGGTGGTGGCCGTCAGCTACGATGGTAAAAATGTCCGCGTGCAGGTGCAGGGAAAGTCTAAGACCGTCGATCTTGTTGAGTGCTGCCCCGTGGCTAAGTACGGGATGGCATCTTCCGGTGGTGAAAATTCTTGGAAGGGTGTCGTCGTCGGGAAGGACGGGGCGAAGAATGAGATACCACCTGCGGGGATCCAGACGACGTCGTGGAAAGGCATCCGCACTTCCGAGATCATGGCATCTCTGGCAGCGCCGTACGGGATCGCTGTACACGCATTGAACGAACTCGGCGACAAGCTCACGAATCATACGGTTGTTCCGGGCGAGACGGTTCACAAGTCCATCAACCGCCTGATCACAAAAGATAACTTGGTCGTCACGGATGATGAGGCTGGGGATCTGGTGATCGTTGATGTTGGTGATGCCGGCGACTGCACCGATTCGCTTGAACTCGGAAAAAACATTCTGACGGGGAAGGCGAGCTTCGATGCTTCAAAACTTTTCAGCAGGTATGTTGTGCTTGGGCAGCATTCTGGGACGGATACTGACTTTGGTCGTTCTGCTTCCGAAGACAAAGGTATTGTTGACTCGAAGTTCGTGACACGCCCCAGGCTCTTGGTCATCAAGGATCAAGGGCAAAGCGCGAAGATGACGTGCGGTAAACGCGCGGACTTTGAGCGGCGGTATAGAGAGGCTCAATACCAATCGGCAACCTATACCGTACAAGGGTGGCGACAATCTGACGGGAACTTGTGGAAGGTCAATTCGGTTGTTCGGGTCCTTGATAAACTGTTAGGTATCAAGGATAGTCTACTGATTGTGAAGTTAACATTTTCACTATCCGCCCAAGGTATGACGACGGCGTTGACTGTGTTGCCCGTAGATGGTTATCAACGAGAGTCAGCCTCTGGTGCTAGTAAAAGTTCTGATGCAAAAGAAAGTGCGTGGGTAGGCGTTGTCAAATGAGGAAAGCGATTTTGATACTGATCGCCGCGTTTCTTTCCATGCAGGTGCCTTGCATGGCAAGGGTTGTCTGCGACGAAAGCGGCTGGAATGAGTTTGGTACCTGGTCGACGTGTCTGAAGTACCACAGAGAGCCAGGAGCTCGGGAGGGTCGTCGCCCTGTTGACGCCAACCGTGTTGGCCAAGTCGAGAAGGTCCATAAGAACCTTGATGGCACAGTGACCGTTTGGCGTCACGGTACGTCCGACACGGAAGAGTGGACGCAGAAAGACCAGGACACTTGGGAGCGCAAGCGCTGATTGTCCAACTTTTACGTTTTTTAGATTAGAGCGATCGTAGAAATGCGGTCGCTTTTCTTTTATGAGCAGGTTTTCAGACTTCTTCGCACGTGGTGTCATGACGCTTGCCGATGGTATGAAGAAGATGCGTTCCGTACAAGTCCGTCTTCTTGCTGACGAAGTGCGTGATGACCTTGAGCATGTCGAGCCTTATGGCTTTTCATCTGAGCCACATCCGGATGCCGAGGCCTTCGCTCTCTTCTTCGATGGTGATCGGTCGCACGGAGTGGTGCTCTGCATCGCCGACCGCCGCTATCGACTCAAGCCGCTTAAGACGGGTGAGGTTGCGATCTTCGACGATCTCGGCCAGAAGGTCCATCTCACGCGTGAAGGCCTCGAAGTCTTTACGCCCGGGTGGCTCAAGGCAACTGTCACCAAGGATGCCGAAATTTCGGTCGGCGGTAACGTCACGTCGCACGTCGAAGGCAATGCCTCTATTAACGTCGGAGGTTCTGCCACGCTCAAGGCCTCAGCTGTCACGATCGATGCAGGCACGATACACATCACTGGAGACACGACGATCGACAAAAGCTTGACCGTGAGTGGTGGGCTTGCCGTGAGCGGTGGCAAGGGTGCATCTGTGTCCGGTTCTTTGACGACGACAGGCGATGTGAATGCGGGCGGCATCAGTCTGCAGCAACACGTTCACATTGAACAGGGCGACGGGTCAGAAACGTCTACGCCGAAGTGAGGCGAGCATGGAATTGATGATCAACGGTCGGGAGGCAGATCTATCCGACTTCGAGGCTGATGAGCTTGCGCAGGCAGTGCTGATCAGCCTTTTTTCATGGCGAAAATCCAATCCGGATGACGGCATCGATGCGCCGGATCGTCAAGGGTGGTGGGGTGACACATACGCCGTCGTGCCGGGCGATCGCATTGGCTCACGACTCTGGCTTTTGCAACGCGAAAAGGTCACTGCAGAGACGATTCGTCGTGCGGAAGCCTACGCGAAGGAAGGCCTGCAGTGGCTGATCGATGATCGTATGGCGTCGCGGATCGACGTCACGGCATCGCGTGATGCGGTCGATCGGATCGCGCTGAACGTGATTTGCTACAAGCCGAACGGTGATCGCATCGATGCCGTTTTCACGAAAATTTGGGGGTGACATGCCGTTTGAACGTCCGAGTCTTCAGGAACTCATTACACGCGTGCAAAGTGACGCCGAGAGCCGTCTCGGCAAGAAGGCCATGCGCTGGACGCTTGTTCCCGTACTCAGCCGCGTCATCGCAGGCGTATCGCACTCACTGCATGGCTTGATCGCCTTCACAATCAGGCAGATCTTCAGCTCGACGGCAGAAGGGGCGTATCTGGAAAGGCGCGCGTCGGAGTACGGGGTCTACAGAAAACAGGCCGCTTCTGCTGTTGGATCTGTGACATTTTCAGGCGATGGTCATGTGCCGGCAGGTACGCAGCTTCAGTCAGGCGACGACATGATCTACCTCACGACGACCGACCTCGATGAGGACAAGGTCGCCCAAATCAGAGCTGCGAAGCCTGGCGCGGCAGGGAATGCCGATGCCGGCATGGAGCTCACACTTGTGAGTCCGATCGCGGGGATCATGTCGACGGCTGTCGCGGGTGAACTCACGGGCGGGACGGATGCTGAGGATGACGAAAGCTTGCGTGAGCGACTGCTCCAACGCCAGAAGAATCCGCCAAAGGCGGGGACCAAAGCCGACTATGTCGCCTGGGCCCTGTCGGTGGCGGGCGTGACGCGAGCCTGGTGCTACCCGCAAGAGCTTGGCCAAGGACATGTGACCGTCCGCTTCATGACCGACGGGATGACTGAAAACGGCATTCCGAACGAGGTCATGGTCAAGCGCGTGACGGAGTACATCGAGTCCATGATGCCCGTCACCTGCATCCTGCACGTCGAAGCCCCAATCCCGAAGCCGCTCGACGTCACGATCGATCTCTTGCCTGACGACATCGCGGTGAAGGCGAAGATAGAAAGCGCGATCGAAAGCGTTGTGATGTCGGAGTCGAAGCCTGGTGGACCGATCCTGCGCACGAGTCTTGACCGTGCGATCTCCGGCGTGAGCGAGGTTCTCTCCTATCGCATCATCTCTCCGACCGATGACGTCGGGACTACGACGGGTGAAATCTATGTTCCCGGAACCGTTTCGTGGGTGTGACCATGGCACTGATAGAAGAACACTACACGCACCAGATTAATGCGTTGCTGCCTCGCGGTCCGATCTGGAAGCGACGAAGGGGCGGCGTGTTGGATGCCGTACTTTTCGCGCTTGCGCGTGAGGCGGCCCGCGTCGACGAACGCATTCGTGCAATCATTGAGGAATCAGATCCTCGAACGTCGGTTGAGGAACTCGGCAGATGGTTTGATGACTGGGGTATTCCGTCCGAGTGTCTGGCCGCAATTGTCGATCCTTCACTCGAGCAGATGCGCCAGGAACTTCTGGCCAAGATCACATCGAACCTTGGATTGACGGCGGCCTTCTTTGAAAGCCTGGCCGCGACGCTCGGCTTTGAGGCGAAGGTCACGACGTTCAAAGAGCACGACGTCGACTCCGATGTGACGGAGGCGTTCTGGGATCATCAATGGACGACCGTCATGACGCTTGGCATCACTATCCGCTCCGACGGCAATGCTGAATATCTCGATGTCACCTGGTCTGCGGATGAACCTCTTGCCAGGTGGGGCAACGCTTTACTTGAATGCATGATCCGAGCGCTCGCGCCCGCTCATGTCCACGTGATTTTTATGTATGAGGAAGAATGATGTTAAAAGGCTCTTGGCAAGCATCAGCACTTGACTCTCCTCCGGATTTGACGACGCTCTCATCCAGAGGTTATCCGACATCCGGTAATCCGAAGACGGGCACTCCTGCAACGAAACCGGGGGCGGCCTGGTACTTCTTGATCGACCAAATGCGTCTGTCTCTTCTTGAGGCATGTGGGGTTGATCCAGCTCAGCCGCCATCTACAACCGAATATCTCGAAGCTCTACAGAGCTTCAAGTGGGCGAAGGATAAAACGCTGTCAGGGAGCGTCTTAAAGGACGGCACGATCAGCGCCCTTTCGCTTGCTGATCGAAGCGTGACGCAGAAGAAACTTGCAGAAACGATTGATCTGAAGGGCGGCGGGATTACGCTCATGCTCAAGACGTACACGACCGCCGAACTTAGCGGTGTGGTCTTAGCAAAAGGTGAACTCGCGCTCAACGTAGAGACATGGGGCCTCTACGCCGGTGATGGCGCTACACAAGGCGGTCATCTCATCGGCGGCGATATGCAAGCACAGATCGTTGAGATCAGGGAGATTCTCGAGACACTAACCAACAGCGTTGCCAAGCTTGGCAGCCAGACGCAACCGTTCACGGAGTAAATCATGGCTATTTCAAATCCTTCTCTTGCTCAGATCAAGAAGGCGCTGACGGAGATGCTTCCGAAGCTCAAGCCGCTGTCCGTCCCGACCGGCATGATTTCAGCATTTCACACCGTACCTGAGGGATGGCTGCAGTGCAACGGCGCGGCCGTCTCGCGCACGACGTATGCTGCGCTCTTTGCCGTCATTGGGACGAAATACGGATCGGGCGACGGCTCGACGACGTTCAACCTTCCGAACCTGCATCACCGATTTATCGAGGGCACGAACACCACTTCCGAGGTCGGTCAGTCGGTGTCAGCTGGGTTACCGAACATCACCGGAAAGGTCATGGTTGGTGGCTATCAACTGATGACATCTAAGCATACGGGCGCTTTCTTTGGGTCTGACTATGGTACTGCCGACTACCACGGACAAGATGGCAGGAATAATGTTCCAACGACTTTTGGCATTGATGCTTCAAGGTCTAGCGCCGTTTACGGAAGGTCGTCGACCGTCCAACCGGCTTCAACCCGTATGCTCTTATGCATCAAGACTTGATGCACAGGATAAGCCTGAGAGAAGCAGGCTGTACTGTCTGCGAGGATCCATACACGCCATTTGAACTTGATGCATCAAAGTAGAACTTGTGCCCACCGTTGTTATCATTGTTAGGACAGTCAACAATACCTCCGACGCGAAACGCGCCTTTTTGGTTCCCTGCCGTATTGTAAGAAGACGCTGTAAATTCACCTGTGATGTTCGGAACTCGGATTCGCTAGGCGTAGAGCGATCTCAAAGCCGTGCCTGGCACATAGGCGGGCTTCATCGTCAACCCGACGAAACCCGCGATGGGAGCTACTTCCAGTCGATCATGCCGGCACTTTCAGCACAAGCGCGGACGTGCTCGCTCCAGCGCTCCATGACTGAGCGTCTGGCGTCGAAAAAGTCTGAGCGCTGATAGGCTCTACTTACCTGCGTTCCGACGTCGTGGCTTAGGCACATTTCTGCGACGTCAAAGGGCACGGCCTCGTCGGCTAGCCATGATCGTGCGATCGATCGAAGCCCGTGGGCAACAAGCCGGCCTTTGAGCGACGTTCCGTGGAGGTATTTTGCCAAAGCTTGCTGGCTGACGTGCTTGCCGGTGCTCTTGCTGGCAAAGACATGGCCACTTCGCGGCCGCGGGCTGACCTCCTGCTCTTTAGCAATCAGCTCGGCCATGAAGGTGGTCACGGGGATGCGAAAGGGGCGTCGTTTTTTCATTTGCTCTGCGGGGATGTGGATCGCGTCTTCTGTGATCCACGACTTCTCGAGCGAAGCATTCTCACATGATCGAAGCATTGAGCAGAGCGAGAAAAGAAAGAACACGCGCATGCGCAAAGGCGCGTCCTTCATGACGACCATTACCGCAGGCAACTCTCGCCAGTCGACAGACGGCATGGGCTTGACCTGCGGCGGTGCGAAGACCTTCGATACTCGTGCGAGTGGATTGTGCTCTATGTAGCCCGCGCAGACGGCGAGGTCAAGAATCTCGCGAAGGCGCATGAGCACGCGCTTGAGCGTCGCTTGCTTCCCGTCTTTCTCGATCGGCTGCACGGTGCGGATGACGAGTGGGGCGGTGATCTCGTCGAGCTGACGATTGCCGATCGGCTCGATGATGTAGCGCTCGAGGCGTCGTCGCTCGTCCAGATAGCTCACGATCTGGGGCTTTTTGAGACGACACCAGAGACGAAAAGCGTCCTTCAGTACATACCCTTTTGGCGGCTCGAGCCCGATGTCTTTTCTTATGCGTCGGGCTTTTTGTCGTGCCTGCGCGAGATTCATGTCTGGGTACTCGCCGAGCTTTTTGTCGGCGACACGGCTCGATGAAGACGTGCGCAAATACCAGATCTTTTTGCCGGACGGCATGACGCGGAGCGTCAACCCGTTGCCGTCGGCGATTGAATACCTTTTTTTCACGCGGCTTCAGGGCTGCGATTTTTTTAGAGGAGAGAGTAGTCACATGACCTCCGATTTCAAGACGGCGTATCGCTTTGATGACGCCGGTTACTTCGAGCACGAGCTGTCCGTTCAAGTGATTGACGGCGAAGCGCTCATGCCGCCGTCCACGACGGTGCTTTGCCCGTGGGGCGAAGGCGCTAAGGACGACAAGGTCTTCTACCGCTTTAGCGATGGGAAGTGGGGGACGGAAGCGAAGCCTACGTGCGCAGCAGATCTTGTCGGTGTTGTGGTTTCTCATCAGTCTCAGACGCCGCGCGACATCGAAATGCGCTCGCTCATCCAGAAGTTCTCTCAGGAAGAGGGGTATCGCGAAAGGCGCGGCGAGGACCTGTCTTGGGCAGTCGAAAAGATTCCTGAAAAGACTGAAGCCGAGAAGCGGGAAGATGCTGAGAAGTCCGTTCGCGCAAAGCGTGACAGCCTGATCTCTGAGACTGACTACCTTCTTGCCTCTGACTACCCGATCAGTGCCGAGGATTTGGAGGCGGTCAAGGTTTATCGACAGGCTTTGCGAGACGTTCCGCAGCGGGCAGGTTTTCCCTTCGATGTCGTGTGGCCTGATCTTCCTGTGATCGTCGCAGAACGATAAGGAGACGGTATGGCAACGGCCCTCGATATTCATGTCGATCAAGGATCGGACGTTCGGGTTCCGATTGCCTTCATCGATGATTTCTCTGAGCTTGACCTGACCGGCTACACGGCCCGCATGGAGATTCGCTTGTCAGCATCAAGCAAAAGGGTGGTTGATCGGCTCACCACCGAGAACGGGCGCATCTCGATCGAGAAGGGAACGCTCACGCTCTTCTGGTCACACGAGATCACCGAATCGCTCTCTGCCGGGCGATACGTCTATGACCTCGAGCTTGTGTCAGCGGGCGGGGAAGTTTCGCGCGTTCTAAGCGGCCGAGTTCACGTATGTAAGGAGGTAACGCAATGGCCTGTGGCGAATGCGTAATTCCGCCGTTGGGGTACCCGGGGTGCTATCCGCCCGCGATACCCACTGACGTCGGGCGACGCATCGTGCGTGTGAGTGTTCCGGGCTTACAAGGACCGCCGGGCGAGACTGGCGCGCTTGGCTACTCAACTCGCACCTGTGCATCCCTCGGCGCTTTCGAAACGAAGGCGCTTGAAAATCTGCGACCTGAAAAGGGTGCCCAGCCCGGAGATCATGTTGCAAATAATCGCGGACAACTCTTTTTAATCACTGCCGTCACTGAGTCGACTTTCACCGTTGGTGAAGTAGTTGGCAACGTTGGCGTTCAGATCGATGACGAAGATTTGTCCGCGACTTCCGTTTGGTCCTCGCAAAAAGTACAGGAACGAATTGGTTCTCCTGTCGACTTTGTGAAGATCTTTGAATCGGAACTTGATAGTTCTGAGAAGTAAAAAAACCATTTTGGAGTAATTGAAAATGGCTGAAATCAGCAAGTCTCTTGAATCCCGTGTTTCCGAATTTGCCGCCCGTACTGGCCAGGAAATTAAGAAAGTCCGCGGCGAAATCGCTACCAGCAACACGGCCGCCGAAGCGCTGACCCAGCGCGTCGCTGCCAACGAAGGTGCCATCACCAACCTTCAGAGCGAAGTCGCTAAGAAGGTCGAAATCGACGACGCTCAGGCTTCTGCTACGAAGACCTATTCGTCTCAGAAGGTCGACTCCCAGATCACTGCTGCAAAGCAGTCTGTGAAGAACGATCTTCTCGGTGGCGCTGGCGAAGCCTACGACACCCTGAAGGAACTCGCTGACGCTCTCGTCACGAACAAGGACGCGATCACCGCCCTCCAGCAGATTGCGAAGGGTCACGTTCAGTTCGACAAAGCTCAGGCTCTGAATGACGATCAGAAGAAGCAGGCTCGTGCGAACATCGGCGCTTTGAGTGCCGCAGTTGAAAAGAGCGGCGTTGCTCTTGACACGCTGACCGAAGAAGGCTCTTACGTCGTCACTGGTGCGACGGGCTTGCCGTCTGACTTTACGGCCGAGCCCGTCTTCGTGACCGTTACGAAGGCTGGTGCGGCAACCGTGCAGATGGTCGGAGGTGTCCAGGGCTCTGAGTACAAGCTCTTTGCTCGTACTGCGGCCGAAGGCGCTTTTGGTGAGTTCGCTCAGATCGGTGCAAAGACCGACTTGACTGACTATGCCAAGAAGAGCGAAGTGGCGACGCAGATCAGCGAAGCCGTCAACCCCGTGAAGACGACTGCCGAAGCCGCTCAGGCAAAGGCGACTGAAAACGCGGGCAAGATCACGACGCTTGAGGCGACCGTTGGCGAGCACACCACGAAGCTTTCCTCTCTTGATGGCCAGGTCCAGACGAATACGACGGCCATTCAGAAGAATGCCGGCGACATAACAACGATCAAGGCCGACATGGGTACGAAGCAGGACTTCGTCGCCGCCTTTGAAGCCGCTTTGGCCTAAGAGGTGAACTATGGCAGACGCATCTTTTGAAAAAGACAGCGATCTGCTCAACGCTGCCGCCGCTTACCTTGCGGCGGCACGTAGCACGCCGGGGCCGCTGGCTGACGAGGTAAAGCTTGCCGTTGAGCGAATCGCACAGGAAATCAAATCTCTCAAAGAGCAGATAGGAGGCAATGACGAATTTGAAAGCCGAATGGCTTCTCTAGAGCAGTCGCTTCAGACCATCATCTCGAACGAGGCGATGATTGCCAATGCCCTCGCAAAGCTAGGCAATCAGACGACACCGTTCGCATAGGAGGGGGCATGGTCTTTATCAAGTGGATTTTATGCGGGTGTCTTTCGATCCCGATGACGGTTTTGGGCAAGGCTCTTTGTTGGGTCTTGCCCTTTTTTGTTGACGAGGAAACGAAGCGTCTTCCGAAGTGGCTCGACTGGTTTATGACCGACGACAACGATGCCGACGGCGACGCCGGGCATTGGGAGCGTAATCCCGGCACGGGAAAGTGGGCGACCTATGTCCGTCGGACCAAGTGGTTCTGGCGCAATACCTGCTACGGATTTGATCGCGAGGTCGTTGGCATCAAGTGTTGGTCGAGCGACGTCATCAAGTTCACTGGTGACGCTGATGTTGGTCGCAAGCCTTACCGCCCAGGTGTGAACTGGCATCACCTGTATCGCAACGGGAAGCTGATCGGCTTCCAGTGGTACTTCGTGTGGGCATGGCCGTGGGGGCTTTTCCCGAAGCGTTGCATCCGAGGGAACTTTGGCTGGAAGCTCTGGGCAAACAAGACAGAGACTGAAGATTATGCCCAGTGGACGGGAATGTGCAATCCGTTTTTCAATCGGGAGGACTAGATGTGTGATGAGCCGACGACGCCGCTGAAGCGCTTTGCCGCGACGCTCACATCAGGAACTGCGTCAGGAGCGGTCAAGGCTTCGCCTGGTGTGGCTGTAACTGGACTTACTGTATACGGCTTTCCAGTCGAGACGTGGGTAAGCGTCCTGACTTGCTTGTACCTGTTTTTCATGATCGTCGGCTGTCTCCCGAAGACGATTGATACGATCCTGTATCTCTACAGACTGGCGCGTCCAAAGCGAAGCCAGACCGTTGTCCCGGTCTCGAAGCGCGATGATCGCGGAGAGATGATCCGTGTGCTGGCGAAGGCTGAAAAGGCAAAGGAGGGGAAGGGTGAGTCTTAAAAAGAGACTCGCGGTCGGAGCCCTGTCGCTTTCTGCGGCAGGACTCCTTTCCATCGCGGGATATGAGGGCTTCAGCGACAAGGCGTACATCCCTATTGAAGGAGATGTGCCGACTATTGGCTTTGGATCGACGCAGGGCGTGAAGATGGGCGACGCGATCACAGTACCGCAGGCGCTAGAGCGCTTGCGTCGTGACGTGACTGTTGCGGAGTTCGCCATCGCCAGATGCGTGCGCGTGCCGTTGTCGCAAGGCGAGCTGGATGCATATACGTCTCTCGCTTTCAATATCGGCACAGATGCCTTCTGTCGATCAACGCTCGTCATCAAGCTAAATGCTCAGGACTACTCGGGTGCGTGCGAAGAGATCAAGCGATGGGTCTACGCTGGCGGTCGCCGGGTGCCTGGTCTCGTAGCTCGTCGTGAGAAAGAGTACGCGACTTGCGTAGGAGATGTGCGATGAAGCTGAAGGTTTGGGCTACCGCCCTTGCATTATGCGTCGCATTCGCGGCTGGGTATCGGTACTCTGCCGCGCTTTACGGTGCGGACATTGCCGCCTTGCGCGAGGATTATGCGACACGGGCGCAGTCTCTTGAGGTTAAGTACAGAGAGAAGGAGAGGGGCTATGCACAGAGTCTTGGTGATGCGTGGGAAGCCCGGGACAAGGCGCTTGCTCGTGTCGACGATCTTGGCGCTGATCTTGAGCGGGTGCGCAAGCAAGCAGCCGACGCTCGCAGTCGATTGTCCGCAACCGGTGCCGGTACCTGCGACGCTGAAAGAGAGCGGCTTGCCCGATGCGCAGGCCTTGTCGAGCGAGGCGCAGAACTGGTTCGGCGAGGTGTCGACCTTTCTGAGCGAGTTGCGATAGACAAGGATGCGATCGCGAAGATCGTCAGCCAGTGACGAAGTTGTAGACGAACTTAGCCGAAAATTTAGACGAAGGGGTGGCGCCTAAATGGTCGAAATTGCCTTGCAATCATTCCGCCCCAACGGTTTGAGGATGGCGCCTATAAAAACTTCGTTAGACGAACATTTAGCCGAAGACCAAGTTACCAACGCTGGTAAAATGGTCGTAACAACACCGCGCAAGCCTATCTGTACCTGCATGACGCTCACTCCGCGCGGTTACCTATGAAAATGCCCCACTTACCAACTGCGGTAGGTGGGGCTTTTTTTTGTGTCTGTCGGTTTTAAACTGTTCGACGACTTCGGCGCGCGTCGTGCGCGGCAGGGAACAAAAAAGCCCAGAAGGCGAACCATCTGGCAAGGGTTGACAGAACCCGTGCGCCGCAAGCCTCTCATTTCAATGAGAGGTAAGGCGCACAAAGTTTTCGAACGTGAAGTAACATTGCCTTATGCGCACCTCCACCTCTTCCTACATCGTCGAACTTCCGCTTCGTGTGAACGATCAGCAGAATCGTTTTCTCGAAAAGGCGTTTGAGTTCGGACGCACGCTCTACAATGCGACGCTCGGGACAGCTCTCGGACGTCTGCAGCGCATGCGTGAGACGAAGGCGTGGCGGGGGGCACGGGACATGCCCAAGGGGAAAGCACGCACGAAAGCGTTCAGTGCAGTTCACAAAGCCTTTGGACTAACCGAGTTCGGCCTTACGATCATTGCGAATAATCATCGCAAGGCGAGCGGTCGAAAAGACATTGGCGCTCATGAAGCGCAAAGC